ACTATTGCAGATCCACCAGCAAGTCCTCTTACTCCACGTCTACTGGTACGCTTGGAATACTTCTTACTCGAACCACGACGTTTACTACGTGTTCCACGAGACTTACGAGATTTACGAGACATACGAGACACCTTAGAAACAACACGGCGACCATTTTTCATTTTTTTTTTCCCAAAATTCAATACTTTACGCACACTCCCTAAATCTGAAATCGTACGTTTTCTACTGCGACCTTCATCGGGAGGAGTAACTTCCATAGCTTCGCCCATTTTAATATTTTTTTTTCTCTCCGCCTTCCTCCGATTGTGAGCTTCAACATCTGCCATTGTAAGCTCATGAGCACGTGGATCATTAGGGTTAAGCTTATAATGAGCCCAATGACCCAACTTATTACTATAATAATTATAATAACCTAAAGCACCAATAATAGGATCATTTTTAGCCCAAATTTTAACGTATTCCATTTTTTTTCACAGGTAAACGTAAGTAAGCTGCCTAGGTCTTCTTCTGTTTCGTCAGCGGAAGGCAGTGGCCGAGTGTAAACGGTTAAGAGCGCTATCCTCTCAGGCCTCCTCCACCTGCCGGCTCCGTCGCAGTCGCACGCGGTTTGCTCGCCGAATTTGCTCAAAGGATGGCTGAGCCGCTCCGCCTGGACTCCGCGTCAGCCCCCTTGGACCGCAAATTGGCTCAAGATGTTTATTCAAAATGTACAACTTCCATTCGCCTTAATAACGCATCCACAGTACCATTATCCAATCCAACATACCATAACTGAGGGGGAATATTAGACGTTATCCAAATAGACGTCGCTTTAAGGACGGTAGAGCTTCCTTTGACTTCCACCACACATGGATAACGGTCGAGCCATCGCAACATGTGACTGATGTCAATTCCACCACGGAACTCATCGATGACAACGTGCTGATGACCTCGGTAACCGTCCCAAAATTTACTCCGAGGATCTTTCGGATATGCACACAATCCAGCTTCCTCCCATGCTCGTCGCGATTTTCCACTTCCAGTCCGACCCCAATAAACTTGAACTTTTCGTTCGATTCCAGCTGGCTGCAAATTGTCTGACTCAATCCTACGCAACTGGTTGTAACAGCGCACGTATATATCTGCCGGGATATCTTGAAGCCGTCCACCCATAGCTGCATCTCGTATGGCAACCCAATCTTTAGGGTCACCTCGCTGCATTGGCTTGGCTCCATATTCAAATCGAGTTCCGGGTACAGATGATTCATCCTTGACAACATATCCGAGTGCTGATTCACTCCTTGTGGGCTCCCAGTGTCCAGCACCACCGAACTTCTTCTTAACGCCACTGAGACGTTGGGGTTTCTTGAAGTTGACCACGAGCTGCCAATGTTCGTATCCTGTCTCTCCTCCAACCTCTCGTTGACCGGTTGCAAAGGCGACGTCATTGTCAAATCCACAATTGATATCGGGGAATTGGGAGTAGGGTATTGTGCCAATCCACCAGCGAGCGGGCTTTGAAACAACAGTTGATTTAATTCCTCCATTTGACATTGTGATTTAATTGATTCCAATCACAGGTATTGTCTAAAATGGTTTATGCTGGGTTCAGGTTGGGATTAAGGTTACTGCGCCAATCAACCTTAACCGAATCAACTGTACAATTATGAAGTTTTGTAACGAGGTTACGCCTATATATGTAGGTAATACTACGTAACAATAAATTGTTCCGGGGTCCTACATATATGGCTACAACAGGTAAACGAATTTATTGTTCATTTGCAACATAAGCAACAGTGCGATTGTTTTCCTTGTACTTACAAGTAATACCAACAGCCCAATGATGTTGATAAGCAATTTGAACAGGAATATTTGTGGTTGTACTTCCAATTGAAATAGTCTTCCTAAACCACAAATGCTTATACTTACCTAATTTCGAATAAGTTCGATGGGTTGCAGGGTCCAAAGGAGTTGAATTATTTTCACTCCAAAATCGAAAATAAGGAATCAACTTCGTAAACGTAAAATTGTATCGACTCTTCAACTTAGACTGTTTCATAACACCAGGATTAGCAATTGTATCATAAATCTTTTTAGAGTTTTGCCAAGTTCCCTTCGAAGGCTCTGCAGTCAAAAACTTATCAACTAACCCAGCAGAAGTACCATGCTTAATTTCAAGAACACCAGTTTTTGCATGAACAAAAAACTGTTCAATAGGGCGACTTCCAATACTTCCATCATTTGATATTGGACCAGAACCGTTCCCTAAAGTTTGAACTTCAAACAACGGAACTTGGTCAATATCAATCGCACTAGAACTACTATCATCCGCAATGGTACGATTCTGATACACCAAATTTGACACCATATCAATCTTAAACCGACAAACATCCAAATCAACAGACGACAACCAATTTGTACCTGCCGCAGGACTTGCCAACCATGCCTTACCAAATTTCACAATATTCTGCACAGTATTAGCAGATTTAGACAAAATATCTGCAGCAATCAACAGAGCCAAAGCATAATAAGTAGTAGTTCCAGGAGTTGCAGAAACACCAATTTGACCATGAAGACCACCAACACCATAATTGTAATCAATATAAAGACTCAAAACACTAGTTCCTTCTGAAGTATTTCCAATAGGTTCGCCAATATTCTTAACATGATAACCTGCGCGAATAAACAAAATCTTCACCAAAGAAACACACAAAGCTTCCATCAATTGAATTTGAGGAACAGTAGAATGAACAAGCGCCATAGACGAATACTTAAAAATTTGAGTTTCACCAGCTACAGCACTAGTAGCGGTTCCACTAACACCATACTCTATAACAACACCAGATTTCATGTGAGCTTTAACAGCAGGATCTTCCTCATCACGACCACCAACTATTGCAGATCCACCAGCAAGTCCTCTTACTCCACGTCTACTGGTACGCTTGGAATACTTCTTACTCGAACCACGACGTTTACTACGTGTTCCACGAGACTTACGAGATTTACGAGACA